GATATGTAGTAAAAAAGATGACACAAAAGGATGATCCTCGGTTAGAGGGTCGTTATCCCGAGTATGCGAGGTTTAGTAATCGTCCCGGTATTGGTGCTGACGCTATGAAGATTGTTGCTCAACAGATCAGGTCTTCTGATTTTCGTACCGAAGATGGTGATGTTCCTTATCAGTTGAAAATGGGAAAAAAATCTATTCCCCTTGGTCGTTATCTTAGAAAGAAACTTCGTGAGGAGGTCGGTCTTAATGAGGAGACGGTACAGAAGTTCAAAGAAGACTTCCTATGGTCGAAAGCGTTCGAAGTGCGTGAGTTGCAAATGGATCGCGTCAAAGCTGGCGCGGACCCGTACATATCTCAAAAGGAGGTGGTATTAGGTCGCTATAAACAAAGAGTACGCAACACGGAATCTCGTTACAACATTCGTAAATCTGCGAGGAAACTATGAAACGCTCTAAATTCTCTCTTTCCCACTACAAGCTGCTCTCCTGTGATATGGGAGAACTTATTCCGATGGGTCTTCTGGAGGTCTTGCCCGGTGATACGTTCCAGCATGCCGCATCTGCTCTGGTCAGGGTTTCTCCTCTGTTGGCTCCTGTTATGCATCCCGTTCATATTCGTATACATCACTGGTTCGTGCCTCATCGCCTCGTCTGGGAGGATTTTGAGCCGTTTATCACTGGTGGTCCCGATGGGTTCGACGAGTCGGTTTTCCCGACGATTACGCTTGATTGGACAACCGGCACTCCCCCCACTGGGTCCGGTGTCGTTGGTGGTCTCGCTGATTATCTGGGCTGCCCTACTGGTATCGATGGTTTAGAGGTCTCGGCGCTCCCGTTCCGTGCCTACAATCTCATTTTTAATGAGTGGTATCGTGATCAGGATCTGGTGGATCCGCTCGATATCTCGGTCGAGTCCGGCGCCGATTCTACTACGTCCACGGATCTTCAGAATGTGGCGTGGGAAAAGGACTATTTCACGTCGTCCCGGCCTTGGACCCAGAAAGGTCCGGAGGTCACGCTCCCGCTCTCTGGTGACGCTCCTGTTGAGGCTGATGGCACTCAGCCGAGCGGTTCTGTTGATGGTGACGGTACTGTTCGCGATATTCGCGGGAATGGTACTGGTGGCTCTCTCTACCTTTCCGGTCTCGGTACCACCGGAAATTTCAACTGGGAGAATCCCGGTCTTCAAGCGGATATGTCCGGCGTTACGGCTGCGTCGATCAATGATCTCCGTCTTGCGTTTGCCCTGCAGCGCTATGAGGAGGCCCGTGCGCGCTACGGGAGCCGCTATACCGAGTATCTGCGCTATTTGGGCGTTCGTTCCTCTGACGCTCGCCTGCAGCGCCCTGAGTACCTTGGCGGCGGCAAACAGACTATCCAGTTCTCCGAGGTCCTGCAGACTGCCGAGGGTACCGATCCCGTTGGTGAACTTCGCGGTCATGGTATTGGCGCGACCCGGTCCAATCGGTATCGCCGTTTTTTCGAGGAACATGGCTACGTTATTTCCATGCTCTCAATCCGGCCGAAGACTATCTACGTTCAGGGTCTTAACCGGACTTGGAACAGGCGTACTAAAGAGGATTTCTGGCAACGCGAATTGCAGCATATCGGCCAGCAAGAGGTTCTGAATAAAGAACTGTACGCCGATCATACTTCGCCGGATGGCGTCTTTGGCTATCAGGATCGGTATGATGAGTATCGCCGCATTGAAAGCGGCGTTTGCGGCGAGTTCCGGACCACTGATCTGGATTTCTGGCATATGGCCCGAATCTTCTCCTCCGATCCGACCCTGAATGCTTCGTTCGTCCAGTCCAATCCTACGAAACGCATCAACGCTGTCTCGACGAACGATGTCCTTTGGTGCATGATCAATCATTCCGTGCAGGCCCGCCGACAGGTTTCCCGCACGGGAACGTCGTACATCTTCTAGGAGGTTCTACTATGGCGCGTGTTTATGTCGATCCCGCGACCGGCGAAGTTTTCGGCGGTCTGGACGAGAATGGCCGGGAAATTCCCGATCCTCGTCCACTTCGTCTCCCTGCGGGCTTTAAGAAGCCCGAAACCCTTGCGGAACAGGTGCAACGCCTTGTCCGTACCCATATCTCTCGTGAGGCTGCTGAAAGCGGCCATGAGACGTTCGAGGAATCGGAGGACTTCGACGTTGATGACGACCCCGATATCTCGACCCCGTATGAAACCTTTTTCGATCCCGTGCTTGGCAAGGAAATCTCCCCGTCGGAGTTCCGCCAGCACGAACAGCGCTATCGCCAGCAATATCTCGAGGCGCAGCGCGAATATTTCCGCTCTCTCGATCAGGCGGAAGTGCTCGAGCGCGGTCCCGCGCGCAACCCTGACAAGCAATCTGCGTCCGGCTCGCCGGACGCGCCCGCTCCGAAGGAGCAAACGCCCCGCGGCTGATTCGCTGCGGGGCTCCCACTCGCATTAACACTCCTACTTGATGTGTTAATGCTAGGTGACAGGACGGGGGCAAGCGATCGTGGCAAAACGTCGTAAAGGCTCGGGGAAGCGCGGTAACACTTCTCCTATTCCTACCGCTAACCTACGGTTGCTTTCCCCTCTCGCGTCCCCTCGGTCCGGTCGACTTTCTGAAGTCGAGGACCGTAGGAGATTCGCCCCCGTTGTCACCCCCGCGCGAACCCTTTCGAGGGTCGCGCGGATTGTCGCCGCCCCTCGCCCCCAAAGGCGGCGTCGTCCGGCCGGGCCCCTTTTGAGTGGCCCGGCCGTTCGCTTTGCTCATCCCGCTCATACGATTGTATGCGCGCGTCGATCGACGCGGCGCGAGGTGATGTTTGCAAAGCGCCGTGCCGGTCGCCGCGGTCCACAGCGGCGCCACCGGCGTAATGCTTATTCCTCAATTTCCTGTAGGTGAAAAAATGGCTGCTTGGGTCGGTCCCGCTATTGCGGCTGGTGCTTCTCTTCTCGGCGGCGCTCTGGGCCGCTCCTCTTCGTCGAAGGCTCGTGAAGCCGAGGGCGTTCAACGTGATCTTGATCGGCAATTGCAGCGCGAATTTGCGCAGTCCGGTATTCGGTGGAAAGTCAATGATGCCAAACTTGCCGGTATCCATCCCCTCTACGCTCTCGGCGCGCAGACACATTCCTTCGCGCCGACGTCGGCCGGTGTCTCGATGACCGGCGACCCCTTCGCTGACTCTCTCCAGTCGGCCGGACAGGATATCGGCCGTGCTGTACAGGCTGGTTTCTCTAAGCCGGAAAAACACACCCTCAAAATGCGCCAGTTGGCTGAGGAGCGCGGTGAGCTCGAAAACGCTCTCTTACGTTCCCAGATCGCGAAAAACTCTCAGACAGGCCCTGCGCTTCCTTCTGCGGTCCCTGATCAAGCGGCTCTGCCTGGGCAACATGACGCTCCGCCGATTCCTGGGCGTCATCCTGGCTACAAGGTCGATGAAGTTTCCATCCCGGCGGTGAACCCCGGTCAACCCCATACGGAAGCTGGTGCGATCCCCGAAGGCCGTTGGGTCCGTCGTCAAGATGGCGGTTACATCCTCAATCCGTCGGAATCTTCTGGGATGCAGGAGATGGACCTTACCGACATGAATGCTCTCGGGTGGTATTGGCGTAATCGCATCATCCCCCGTATTTCGTCCGATAATCGTGTTCCTCCGCCTAAATCATGGTTGCCGAAAGGCGCTAAAGGCTGGCGGTTCGATTGGGCTGCCGCCTCTTGGTATCCCGACTTCGGTACGAAGGGTCCGAATGTGGCCCCTTCGTGGTTCCCCGGTACTATCAAACGTCTGGAAAGGAGGTGATCTCTATGCGTCGCAGGATCGTGCGACGTCGCGGCTCTGCCGGCCGGCGTCGTGTTTCCCGCCGGCGTGTCGTCCGTCGTGGCCGGCGCTCTGGTGCGCGTCGTATGCGCATTGGCTATCGGTTCTAATAATGGACTGTAAAAGCCCGTATATGGCAGGTAGTGTCCCGTTTAGGTGCGGGCGCTGCCTGCCATGTCGTATTAGTCGCCGTCGTATTTGGGCGTGGCGACAAGTAATGGAGTCTTACTGCCATGAACGTTGTTCCTTTGTTACCCTCACCTATTCACCGGAGAATCTCCCCGCTGGTGGAGTTCTTGTACCCGACCATACCAAAAACTGGCTTAAGCGTTTGCGTTACTACCTATCCAAAGAGGGGCGAAGTGTCCGTTTCGTTCTCGTCGGAGAATACGGTGACGCTACCGACAGACCCCACTATCACGCTTCGCTTTTCGGAGTTGATACTTTCGATGCCGGAATTGTCTCTCAAGCATGGAACATGGGTCATACGCTATGCGCCGAGTTCAACAGTCACACAGCACAATATGTTTCCG